TATTTTATTATTTTTTTGTTTTTTTATTGGTTGCTTCATTTATGTATTTGAATATTTTATTCAAATTATTAATATTTTTTCTATTAAAATAGAAAATTTTTATATTATGTTCATTACATAAATTCAATTTTTTATTATCACGTTCTTTAATTTTAATTAATTCTTCTTTCCCACCGAATTTTTGAATTGGAAAATAATGTTGTTCTCCTTGATATTCAATTGCAATATCATAATCCACTAAATAAAAATCTAAATATAAGTTTTTCTCATTCTTTAACCAATGAAATGTTTTTTCTCTAACGAAATTAATATTATTTTCCGTTAAAAACAAATGAATTTTTTTTTCATTTAAACTTTTAATATTAGAATTACAAGAAGGACAATTATTTCCATTTAAATGATTATTTGGAACTTGCCAAAACTCCCCATGTTGAGGACAAATAATACATACTTTGGTTTTAGCATTAATATATTCTACTTTTGAATAATCATATTTATCACCATGCACTTCTTTAGCACGTTCTATCCATTCTTGAGTTGTTGGTTTATATTCATTATTACATTTAGGGCATTCATAACCACTTAAATGGTCATTTGGGCGTTGCCAAAATTCGCCATGAACTTTGCCATATTTATCAATATTATTACATATAATACAAACCTTTTCCTTATTATTTTTATAAACAACTTTCGAATAATCATATTTATCACCATAAATAAGACGTGATTTTTTGACATATTCTTCTTTAGTCATTTTTTTAACACCACCACAAGATGGACAACCTATCCCTCTCATATGGTCACTTGGACGTTGCCAAAATTCACCATGAATAGGGCAAATAATACATACTTTAACATTACTATTAATATATTTCACTTTCGAATAATCATATTTGTTCTTATGGAGCAAATTAGATTTTTCAATAAAAGAATCTTTAGTCAATTTTCTCATATTACTTTTTTTATAAATACATCTAAATAAAAAAAATTACCATCTTTTTCAAGTATTTTTATTTTTCTTTATTGGTTGTTTCATTTTATCATATTTTTCTTATTCTAAACAAAATCATTTGCTTTTTTTTCTTGATATTTATTTTCTATTGTAATAACATTATATTCTTTAACTTTTAATTTTTTATGTCTAACCCATATATTCATTAAACGTTCAGCTAAAAAACCACCAATTCTACATTGATATCTAAAATCATTAGAAGGATAAAAATTTTTATAATATTTTTCTTTATTTTCATCCATCATTTTTTTAATATCTTCCATATTTTGAATATTATGCCTTTGTAAATATTCTTGGCATATACCAAATATAAATTCACAATACTCATAAAAAAGTTCTCTTTTCATAATAAACATATTAAAACAATACATCCTATTATCTGATAATAAAATATCAACGGAAATATCTTTATCTTTTACAATATCAATAATTTCATTTAAATCATCAATATTATGAGATTGCTTATATTGATTATATATTGAGCATCCAAAATGTTCTTTAGATGGCAAAATTATGTCATACTCCTTAAATATTTCATCCATATTAGGAATATCATCCATAAAATCAAAAAAACGTCTATAATGACAAAAACCTATATAATCTTTTATATTATAATTTTTCCATATCCAATAATAACCGCTTAGTTCTGAATAAAAATTATTTAAATCACAACAAGTTATGCCCACATCATCTCTAATGATATTATCACCATATAATTCATTATTTTTACCAACACTTAATATTTTATATGATTCATTTAATACTTGTTTATTAAACATTTTATGAGCACAAATAAAAATATCTAAATCCTTCATAAAAAAATAAACTTTTCTATTTAATTGGCCATTTAATAATAATATTTTTTCTTTTAAAGCAAATGTCCATATCCACTTTTTTTAATAAATTCAATTTTTTCATCAGTTATTTCATTAACTTTAAAAAATTCTTTGATAAAATTATTTTTTTTGAGAAAATCTTTATTACCATCGGGATAACCTCGCTTAACTTTATTATTTATAAACTCATCTATTGTTTTTGTTGTATAATGCTTAAAATGAGCATATGTGAAATCAAAAGGCAAAAAGGGAGATAAAGAAGAACAAGAATTACCATTTGCATCACAACAAGAAATAATATTATTTGGCGTATGAGGTGTGGCATTCCATTTTATATTTTTAATATTACCTCTCACTATACTACTAATATGGTCATTTTCTGGATGATTATAATTTTTTTTCCAATCTAATGGCAATATAGGAGTGTGAAATCTCGTTTGTAAAAGTTTTTCTTCATATAAAACATTATTACAATCTCCATAATTCATGATGTTAATATGAATCATATTAAAATGATTGAATTTTTCTTGTTGTAAAAAATCTTTAATATTATTAAAGTCCTCCAAATACAAAAACTCATCCACATCAATAAATAATAACCAATCATATTCTTTGTTGTTTTTATCATAACAATCTTGATATGCCATTAACTGACAAACTGATTTATTACGATAGTTAATTATATCAATTTTATCATTAAGTAATTTTTCATTAATTACATCTTCAAAATATTCTTCACCATCATAATTATTATCATATATGAATATTTTATCAACCCCTAAATTTAAATAATGTTCAATAAATTCATTTATATATCTATTTTCTAATCTACCAATGCAACAAACTGCTACTTTCATACTTTATGTCCATTTACTTTATACATCTCATTATATTGTCCCGCACACAATGGACTTGAACATACTGATTTTCCATTTATTGTACACGAACAAGTATCAATTTCAACCATTTGAGCACATAATTCAGATAATTTTTTCTCAGTTTCCCTAATCTTATTATCTAATTGAAGAATTAAATTTAAATCAGAATAATTTCTAATTAATTCCTTTCTTATATCATCAAATAAATCAAGAGTATTGCAATACTCTCTTACTTCTTCACGAAATTTTTTACGCATATTATTACTCATTTTTACTAAAAAAATTAGATATATTATATTAATAATATACCTAATTTTGTTATAAAGTCAAGTATTCTCATGACATTTTTTCTTAATTACACTAATAATTTGTTATCAATAAAATATTAATAACATAATATAGCATAATCAAAACGTAAGGTAATTGTGATACTTGCCAAATCATCTGAATCATAAGATAAATCTCCAAAATTGGCATTAGTACACATTGTATTTTTTAAAATCCATTTGGATACAACAACTCCAGTTGGATCTAACATTTCTAATTCAACATCACGTTTATAACCAGCAGCATAACCTTGTCTACCAGTTGCAGATTCAGAATGTAAACGTATCCATTCCATAATTGCTTGAGAAGCTGAAGGACCAATTGGGTCACGTAATGTAACTTCAATTGTTTCCCATTCATATCTACCAATTACATAAGTAGAAGTATTTAAAAAAGGTATTTTTACTTCATTTTGTTGAATTTTAGGACGGTTTGCACTTTGTAACCACCATTCTTGTATACCTAAATCTGAGGGAAATCTCAATAACCATCTATTTTTTCTTAATGGTTCGTAATTTAACGGCATTTTAAGTAATAAATCTGACATAGTACTATATTATTTATATAAATTATTATTTTTATTGTTATTTTATATATAAATATTTTGTTTTTTTAAATTTTATATATATATTTATAAAAATATTATAATAATATTAATATTATATATAAATTATATATATATTATAGTTAAATTATATACTAGATAATATGTTAAATAAAGAAGAAATTTTTATAAATAAAGCTAATATTAAACATAATTTTAAATATAATTATTCAAAAGTAAAATATAAAGATTCTCTAACCAATATTACTATTATTTGTCCTATACACGGTGAGTTTGAACAAACTCCACAAAATCATTTACGAGGAAGAGGTTGTAAATTATGTGCAAATGATAAAAAAAGACAAAAAATGCAAATGTCTTATGATTTTTTCATTAAAAAAGCACAAGAAATTCATAACAATAAATATGATTATACTAAAACTAACTTATTAGAACGTGATGAAAACGGTAAAATCTCAATAATTTGTCCAATACATGGAGAATTTAAAATAAAACCATCTTTACACTTAAAAGGCCAAGGATGCCCCAAATGTAAAGGAAGAGGGTTAAAACAAAATGAAATTATTGAAAAAGCAAAAATTGTACATAATAACAAATATGATTATTCAAAAGTCATTTTTTCTAAAATGCACGATAAAGTTACCATAATTTGTCCAATTCATGGTGAATTTGAGCAAACTTTATCAAAACACATTTCAAAAAAACAAGGATGTCCAAAATGTGCTGCAATAAATAGAGGAAAAAATAATTTAATGAATGAAAAAGAATTTTTTGAAAAAGCAAAAGAGATACATCATAATAAATATGACTATTCTCAAACAATTTATAATGGGATGAATCACTTGTTTAAATATATTTGTCCGATACATGGAGAAATAGAACAACGTCCTTATGACCATTTAAGAGGTTATGGGTGTTATAAATGTGGTAATTTAGAATCCAAAAAAGAAAATGAAATTTATGATTTCATTAAAGAAAAAATAACAGATGTTAAACAAAATAATAGAACTATTCTTAAGGGTAAAGAACTTGATATTTATATACCTTCAAAACAAATTGCTATTGAATATAATGGGTTAAGATGGCACTCAGAGGAATTTGGTAGAGATAAGTGGTATCATCTTAATAAAACTTTAGAATGCAATAACAAAGGTATTAAACTTCTTCAAATCTTTGAAGATGAATACATTGAACATAAAGATATTGTATTAAACAAGGTATCTCATATCCTTGGCATACAAAGAGAGTTACCCAAAATTATGGGAAGAAAATGTAGAATAGAAAACATTTCTAAAGATATTGCGGAACAATTCCTTAATGATTACCACATCCAAGGATATGCACGTTCTACTGTGTATTTAGGGGCATCATATGGGGATAAACTTATTGCTGTAATGACTTTTAAGCAAGAAACCAAAAACTCTTCAAAATGGGAATTAACAAGATTTGCAAGTGATTACCATTATATATGTCAAGGTATTGGCGGAAAGTTATTTAATTGGTTCATTCAACAATATAATCCATTAGAAGTGAAATCCTTTGCTGACAGAAGATGGACTCTTGATAAAGAAGACAATTTATATGTTAGATTAGGATTTAAACTTGATTTAGTACTTAAACCTGATTATGAATATATATTAAAATCAAATCCAAAGAAAAGGATACATAAATTTAATTTTAGAAAACATCTTTTGCATAGAAAATATGGTTTTCCATTATCTATGACTGAGACTGAAATGGTTCAAGCGTTGGGATATGATAGAATATGGGATTGCGGATTATTTAAGTTTATATGGAAAAAATAAAGGGCTTAGCCCTTTATTTTTTCATTATTTTTTTTTATATAATTTCTTTTTAAAGTTCTTTTTCTTTATTTTTATTTGAATAGAATTTATCACAAGACATCCATATATTTTTGAATATTTGATATTCTTCAGAATCAACTTGTTCAGCGAATTCTTGTATTCCTTCGAGTGCAAGACTTCTAATTTGATTAATTTTTTCATCTGCGCAACAAGGTTCATCAATAGGTTCTTCACTTGTTATTTCCTCTTGAGGCATATCTTCCATTTCCATATCTTCTTCGTCAAATACATAACTTTCTTTTAATAATTTTGAAAGTTTTTCTATTTCAGTAATAGTTTCTTGTATGTTATATTTTTGTACTTTTTTCATAAAATTATATATTTTATATATAAATATTAAAATAAACAAAAAAAGTGGTATATTTCAACCACTTTTTTATTAAAATTCCATCCATTGAACATTTTTCACTTCAGTATCGATTTTTTTATCAATTATTTGTATAACTTCTTCTTTAGTGGCAAATTTATTATTTAATTCTGTCAAATCTATTGTTAATTGACTACCATCTTTAAAAATAAGATAAATTAAATAACTGATATTATCAAAATATGCTTGGTATAATGTTTTTTCTGTAATAGGAATATTTTTTTTTGTACCATCTTGATAACAAACAATTAAATTTGTTTTATCATTAGATAGAATTAAATCAATTACGCCTCCTTTTGTGGTGTCGACATCTGGAGTTATTAAATCATATAAATCTTTTTGAATATCGACATATGCATCTGTAGGTATAGTGTCATCACCACTAATATTGCGTAATGTTGTTGTTAGTGACACAAAGTCGGGTTCTTCATAGAACCCAACTTGTGGTTTATTTTTTTTTGACGACACTTTTGCCATAATTTATTTATTTTTTATTAAAATTCATTCCATTGTAATCCTAAATCATAAGAAATACCATTTTCATCTTGTGTTTCAATAATAGATATTGTCTTGTCACTTGAAACAATTGAAGAAACTTTAGATGATTTTAATTCAACTAATGCAGTAGCAGTTACTTTTTCATTCTCAAGAACTTTATCAGATAATGTTTTAACTTCTCCAGACAATGTTTGAACTTCACCTGATAATGTTGTTAAATCACCACGTAATTCAGTCAAATCATCTTCTACATCATCAATACGTGTATTTGTTTCATCAATACGTGTATTTGCACTATCAATATTACTTTGCAATGTTTGATGAGCTGTTTCATTAGCAGTTTCTAATTCTGAGATTTTAGACGCTACATCAGCAGAATATGTGTTAAAACTTTCTTTAAATGTATTAACTTCTCCAGAAAAAGTATCTATTCTAGTATTTGCTGAAGCAATATCACTTGCAAGTTGTGTATGGGCAGCAGTATTAGCTGTTAATGCTGAATTAATTTCATTAAATTTAGTATCTAATGCATCTTTAGAATATAAATTAGTTAATTTTGCATGTTCATCACTTGTAATGTGAGCAACCATATCTTTTTTATGAACGTCTAATGCATCTTCTACTAATTTAACTTCATCAGCATTTAAAAAGTCTTCAACATTTAATTTAATGGTTTGAGTCCCACCATCAGTATTAAAAGCAAATACCATATAAGTAGGTTCTGAATCACTTGCTTTTTCTAAGGTAACACCAGATAGCATTCCATCTTTTATAAAATCAGTAGCATCAATTGTACTAATTGTAGCATTATCAATACCTTTTA